AGGTTGTATGGACAGAGCAGGACATACAAAACTTCCTGTCGTTCTGTTACAGCGACTTTAACTATCGTAACATTGGGCTGATTGTCCACATGGCATACGAATGGTGTCAGCGTCTGGGCGATATGCGTCTACTCACATGGGACGCTATCGACTTTGACACACAACGTCTGTATCTGGAGCAAAGCAAACGCCGTGCGCAAGTTACACTGCCTATCAGTGATGACCTGTGCGAGATGCTACAGCAACAGCATGATGACTTCGGGTTTCAAACCTACGTTGCGCCTCGTCCAAAGCCCACTGGTGGCTCTTACCACCCTTACAGTATAGATAGACTGTCTAAGGCAGGACGGAGCGTCATGCGGCTTGCAGGGCTGTCTGAGGACATACGCCTTATGGACTTACGAAGAACAGGCACAACGGAAATGGTTGAGGCAGGTGTCGGTATGGCACAAATCATGTCGGTTACAGGACATAGCAACCCACAGTCTGTCAAACCATACATGAAAAATACCTTTGCCAGTGCAAATCATGCGTTGACGACACGACAAATGCATGATATAAGCATGGACAAGTGCCGACAAGGAGAGTGATATATACATGAGTAATATATATAACATAGTAAGTGATATGAATATATCTAATGGTGAGACAAAACGTATTAACTGTCCTGTATGTAATGGATACAAGACGTTTACTGTCACCAATAGTATGGGTTCTCTCGTATGGAACTGTTACAAGGCTTCTTGTGGCACGAAAGGGGGGACACGTGTGAGAATGTCGGTTGATGATATTCGTAACACGCTAACGGATGCGGAACGATTTGCGGAAGAATCATTTGAACTGCCGCCTTACATCGTGAATACATGTCCATCTATATATGCCGATAGGTTCTGTGCTAGATGGGGGCTTGACTTCAAAGAGTTGGGTCTGATGTATGACGTGAAGGAAGACAGGGTTGTGTTTCCCGTGAAGCATGGCAATAAGATTGTCGATGCGACTGGTCGTTCCGTGATGAAGCGCTTACCTAAATGGAAAAAATAAAGAAAAAGTGGCTTGCCATATGCCTTTGGTTCTGGTAAAGTCGCTGTAGTTGTTGAGGACTGCATCAGTGCCGCAGTTGTGGGCAATGATGTCTGGTGTGGGGTCGCCGTGTTGGGGACATCGTTATCCGAATCACACAAGAGGTATCTGTCGCAGTTCTCAACAGCAATTATAGCGTTAGACCCCGATGCGCTACCAAAGACCCTGCTGATGGCGAAAGAACTACGAGGATATGTAGATGATGTTCGTGTCTTACGCTTGACAGACGATTTGAAATACGGTAACCCAACAGACTTTGAGAACCTAACCAACATAGGAGTATGACAACATGGAACTAGCCCTTATCCGTAGCCTCATGGACAAGTCGTTTTACGATGACCATCGTGGCTCTAAATGTCCAGACCGTCTGTTCAGTCAAGATGTGCGCAAGATTAAGAAAGCCATCGACACTGCAATGGACAGGTATGAACGCACAGTAACACCTGATGAGATTGAGGCATTGTTTATGTCTGACAATCCATCTCTTACCACCGCACAGAAGCAAGCCTACTCTAGCCTGTTCGCACAGATTAAGAAGGAACAGCAGATGGGTGGTGACGTAGCACAGGAAGTGCTATCTAAACTATTCCAGCAGGTAGTTGGTGAAGACGTAGCCAACATTGGTTTCGACATGGTGAATGGCACATCAGCCAGCCTTGAGAAACTACGTAACCTGCTTGAGAACTATGGTGATGACTTCATTCCCAACATGAACATTGAGTGGGATGACATCACTATTGAAACGCTCATGGCGAAAGCCGAACTGGAAGCCAAGTGGTCGTTCAACATTCCTAGCGTAGCACGTAAGGTTGAGGGCGTATCTGGTGGTCAGTTGATTGAGGTGGGTGCAAGACCTAACACTGGCAAGACTTCGTTCCACGCCAGTTTGATTGCCGCACCGGGTGGGTTTGCACATCAGGGTGCTAAGTGCGTCATCCTGTGTAACGAAGAACCTACGCACCGTGTTGGTGCAAGATACCTTACTGCCGCATCTGGTATGTCAGCACGTGAGGTTCGTGACAACATGGGCAAAGCCAAAGCGTTGTATCAGCCTGTGATGAACAACATCAAGATTAAGGAATCATCTGGACGTGATATGGCATGGGTCGAGTCTGTATGTAAGTCATACAACCCAGACATCCTTGTGTTGGACATGGGGGATAAGTTCCAGTCTGGCACATTTGCTAGACAGGATGAATCACTCAAGGCTTGTGCCATGTATGCAAGGCAGATTGCCAAGCAATACGATTGTGCTGTGTTCTACATGTCACAGTTGTCTGCAGAAGCAGAGGGTCGTGCGCAGTTGAACCAGTCAATGATGGAAGGTTCACGAACAGGTAAGGCCGCTGAAGCAGACTTGATGGTTCTCATTGGTAAGTCTCCATCTGTTGAAGGACAGGAAGAGGACAGCCCGTTGCGTCACATCAATATCGTGAAGAACAAGTTGAATGGTTGGCATGGTATGGTAAACTGTGAACTCAACTATCAGACAGCGAGGTATGAAGGATGAAGTTAACACTCGATGTAGAGAATACAGTAACCAAGCGTGACGGTAAGATGCACCTTGACCCATTCGAGCCTGACAATACACTGGTCATGGTCGGCATGTTGTCAGACAGTGGTGAGGAAGAACTCGTTACCTTTGACCATTCGGAAGTAGATGAGACTGTTGACGGACACCATCTGGTTCAGAGTTGGTTGAACAATGCTACTATCCTTATCATGCACAATGCGGCACACGACTTACTGTGGCTGTGGGAGTCTGGCTTCAGGTATGATGGCCCTGTCTTTGACACAATGCTTGCTGAATATGTATTGCAACGTGGTATCAAAGAGCCACCGTCTCTTGAAGCATGTGCAGAACGATACGAGTTGGACACGAAGAAGCAGGACACATTGAAGGAATACTTCAAGCGAGGCTACAGCACCCGTGACATTCCACATGGTGAGTTGTCTGAGTATCTGTCTGCTGACCTTCATGCGACACAGCAACTGTCTGACAAACTGATGTATCGTCTGATGACTGCGGATAGCAGTCTTATGCCTACAGTTGAACTGACTAATCAGGTATGCGTATCTCTATCACGTATCTATCAGACAGGCTTCAGCGTAGACCGCAAGGCTTTGGATGAAGTGCGACAGGAGTTTGAGCAGGAGCGTGACACACTGCAGGTTGAACTGCAGGAGCAGGTTCGTGAACTGATGGGTGACACACCTATCAATCTCAACAGCCCAGAGCAACTGTCATGGGTTATCTACAGCCGTAAGGTTATTGACAAGCCGTATTGGGGCAACGCTATTGACCCTTACATGGATGACGCTGACTTCCGTAGTCTGATTGATGGTGGCACTAAGCGTGTCTATAAGACGACTGCCAAGCAGTGCGGTGAATGTAATGGCACAGGACAAGTGAGGAAGGTAAAGAAAGATGGAACACCTTTTGCAAGACCCAATCGTTGTACGGTATGCGGTGGTGACGGTTATCTGTTGGTTGATAGTGATACTGTTGCCGGACTAAAGTTCAAGCCACCTTCTGCTAAGTGGGCAAGTGCTAATGGTTTCAGCACAAGCAAGGGCAACCTTGAGACACTACGCAGTGCGGCACGTTCTCGTGGTATGCAAGACGCTATTGACTTTCTCACGAAGGTAAGCCGACTGTCTGCCGTTGAGACATATCTATCATCCTTCGTTGAAGGTATTGATACACACACTAAGGCTGACGGTAAGTTGCATGTCCGTCTACTACAGCATAGGACAGCGACAGGGCGTTTCTCTGGTGCTGACCCAAACATGCAGAACATGCCACGTGGCGGTACATTTCCTGTGAAGAAGGTATTCGTATCACGTTGGGATGGTGGTAAAATCATGGAAGCAGACTTCGCACAACTTGAGTTTCGTGCGGCGGCTTTCCTATCACAAGATGGAGTTGCTATTGAAGAAGTATCTACTGGATTTGATGTACACTCATATACCGCTAAAGTTATTACTGATGCTGGTCAGCCTACGAGTCGCCAAGATGCGAAAGCGCATACGTTTGCGCCACTCTATGGAGCAACAGGCTATGGACGAACAAAAGCGGAAGCAGCGTACTACGAACACTTCACGGAGAAGTACGAAGGGGTTGGCCTTTGGCACACCCGACTGGCTAAAGAGGCTCTGAACACACGTAAGATTACTACGCCATCAGGCAGAGAGTTTGCTTTCCCTGATGTAACACGTAACATGCGTGGCAGAGTATCGCACTTTACCCAGATTAAGAACTACCCTGTGCAGTCATTTGCTACGGCAGACATTGTGCCTATCGCTTTACTGCACATCGAAGGGCTACTCAATCACATGAAGTCTTGTATTGTGAACACAGTGCATGACAGTATCGTGGTTGATGTACATCCAGAGGAAGAGAAGCAGGTGATATTCATTATCAACGAGACAAACCGTGTGCTTCCCAAACTCATCAAGCAACGCTGGAATATAGACTTCAATGTACCTTTGCTTTTAGAAGCAAAAATTGGTCCAAACTGGCTTGACACGAAGGATGTAGCCTGATATAACTATGTCTCATTCGCAAAACTCAATGAAAGGAGTAAACAATATGACTCAAGTAACAACTATCGACACTAATAACTATGCGGCTATGGCACAGGCAATGGGTCTATCCGCAGAGACTAGCAACAAGAAGAAGTCAAGCACACTTGCACGGCTTCGTATCAATCACTCACCTCTCATGGGTGAGGCAGATGTCAACGGTAAGAAGGTCAACATGGAAGTAGTATCCGGCGGTACGTACAAGCTGGAAGTTCCTGATGGCCCGACATACTACGCTGAGTCTGCAAACATTCGCCCTTACCTACAGCGTTACATGTACAAGCGTTTTGTTAAGGGTTCAGGTGACCAGCCTAACAAGTATATCAAGACTGTTATGCACAACAACCTGACAACTGACCTGAAGGACAACGATGGTGGCTTTAACTGTGGTAAGCCAGCAGGTTACATCGCTGACTTCAAGTCTCTACCAGAGAAGACACAGGATTTGATTCGTCAAATCAAGCGTGTCCGTGTAGTGCTTGGCACAGTAGAACTGGTCAATGCTACCGATGCATCAGGCAATCCAGTTGAGGTAGACTCTATGCCTTTCATCTGGGAGATTGAGAACCGTGATGCGTTTAAATCTGTGGGTGTAGTCTTTGATAAACTGAGCAAGATGAAGCGTCTTCCTGTTCAGCATCTACTTACTGCCAACACAGAGGAACGTAAACTGCCTAACGGTAACTCGTTCTATCTGCCTGTTGTATCTCTGGACGTTACCAATACTCTTGACGTGACTGACACAGAGCATGATACCTTCGGGGACTTTATGGCTTGGGTGCAGAACTACAACGAGTATATCATCAACACTTGGTCGGAGCGTAGTCAGGCACAAGAGGAAGACTTGGGTGACCTGTCTGACGTAATTGACATTGAGTTTGATGAGGAAGTAGAGGTAGCGTAATGAACCACCGTGCTGAACTGGCGTTGCATCAATACATGGAGAAGGCCGCTAATGGCAAAACAACCATGTCGCCAGACACAATCAAGCAAGTAGCGCAAGATGTGTCAGACGCACTGCAACGTCAGTTTGGTGGTGGCAACAAACGGGATGGCTTTAGACTACGTATGTCCAACATAGGTAGGCCATCCTGTCAACTCTGGTATGAGAAGAACAAGCCAGAGGTTGCACTACCAAAACCTACTACATTCGTAATGAACATGATGCTTGGAGACATCGTTGAGGCTGTCTTCAAGGGGCTACTGAAAGAGGCAGGTGTACAGTATGAAGACTCTGAGAAAGTTACTCTGGAACTTGGGGACAAATCCATTGACGGAACATATGATATTGTTATTGACGGTGCTGTGGATGATGTTAAGTCAGCTTCCAACTGGTCTTACATTAACAAGTTTGAGTCGTTTGACACACTGAAAGATGGCGACAGTTTCGGATATGTAGGACAACTGGCTGGCTATGCTAGGGCATCAGGTAAAGATGCTGGCGGCTGGTGGGTTGTCAACAAAGCAAACGGAGACTTCAAGTATGTGCCAGCTACAGGGCTTGACGTAGACGCTACGCTGTCCAATATCAATGATAGCGTACAGGAAGTGGAAGGTGAGTTGAAGCGTTGCTTCGAGCCGGAGATTGAGACATTCAATGGCAAGGCTACAGGTAACAAGATACTCAATAAGAACTGCACATTCTGTTCGTATCGGTTTGATTGTTGGGACATTGAAGAACGTCCTGCAGTTCTGTCAAAAGCAAAGCAACCAAAGACAGTTGCGTACATTGAGTTGGCAGAGGAGTACAAGTAGATGCTCAATCACAAGTCCTTTCGTGCCGCACGGAAGCATGGGTATAGGAGTGGTCTGGAACACAAGGTATCCGAATATCTTAAAGAACATAAGGTTAGTTACCTGTATGAACAAGTTAAGATTGAATGGGAAGACCTAGCCTACCGCACCTATACCCCAGACTTTGTGTTGGACAACGGTATCATCATTGAAACAAAAGGCATGTTTACTGCCGCAGACAGGAGAAAACATCTAGCAATCAAGAAGCAACATCCTAACCTTGACATACGCTTCGTGTTCGAGAACAGTAGGAGAAAGCTACGTAAGGGGGCTAAGTCCAGTTACGGTGAATGGTGCATCAAGTATGGGTTCAGATACTATGACCGCATCATACCTGAAGACTGGCTACAAGAGAAAGGGAAGAAGAAGTACCCTAAGTTTATTAAGTTTACTGGAACGAAAGTGAAGAGGAGATAACACATGAAATTGTCAGAGATGGATTACTTACACAAGAACGACTACACGATTCGGATTCGTCCTTTCCAACATGAGAATGGTGAATGGACAGGTGAGATTGACGTAGCCATTGTGACGGGAGAAGACAATGACCTGTCGGATGAAGACTACTCACAGATACTGCACCTGACCAAGATGGTAGCGTCATCTATTCCTGTAATGGAACATAACGCTGACCTACGAGATGCAGTACACGACTTTGTGGAACAGCATGTAGACCAAGTGGATGTACAGTTTGAACCCGAAGAAGATTTGTCTAACAAAGTTGTTGACAGGGACGAGAATATCATTAAGATAGACTTTTCCACGAGGACAAAGGGGAGTGCATGATGACAGACTATGGCAAGATTATCAGAGAGTGTGAGGAACGTGAACGGGCTGACATGGTGAATAGCCCACCTCACTACAACAAGGCAGGGGTAGAGTGTATTGACGCTATCGCTGCCGCAACAGAGGAAGGCTTCGAGTATTATCTTCAGGGTAATATCATGAAGTATCTGTGGCGTTACCGTTACAAGAACGGCACGGAAGACCTGAAGAAAGCTAGATGGTATCTGGACAAGTTAATTACTGAAGTAGAGGGCTTGTACGATGGTGAGAGTTAAGGTATATATGACCCTTCACATAGACCCCGAAGAATACCACATGCCATCGGATGGCAACGTAGACATTGAGATTGAAGAGGCGATACAGGAGTATTTCTTTGACGTTGATGGTGTCGATGTTAAATCAATCAAAACCATACAGGAGAACTAAGTGAGTAATTATCTACCTACAGACTACCAAAACTTTATTGCTCTTTCCCGATATGCAAGGTGGAAAGAGGACGAGCAACGGCGTGAGACATGGGCAGAAACCGTGTCTCGCTACTTCGATTACATGACAAAGCATCTCAAGCAGAAGCACAAGTACAACCTAGCGGATGAACTTCGTGGTGAACTTGAAGAGGCTGTGTTAAACCAAGACATCATGCCAAGCATGAGAGCATTAATGACCGCTGGCCCTGCACTTGATAGGTGTCACGTTGGTGGTTACAACTGCTCGTACGTTCCAGTGGATAGCCCTCGTGCCTTTGACGAGACTATGTATATCCTCATGTGCGGCACTGGTGTAGGCTTCTCTGTTGAACGTCATCACATTGAGAAGCTACCAATCGTCAACGAAGACATGCATCCTAGTGATACTGTCATCAAGGTTGGCGACTCAAGACCGGGCTGGGCTAAATCACTGCGTGAACTCATCTCTCTCCTGTACGCAGGGCAGATACCAGAGTGGGATACGTCAGAGGTTCGTCCTGCTGGCGCACGTCTCAAGACCTTCGGTGGTCGTGCGAGTGGCCCAGCCCCACTTGAGGAACTCTTCCAGTTTACTGTGGAGATGTTCAAGAAAGCATCAGGCCGTAGGCTGTTCCCTATCGAATGCCATGACCTGATGTGCAAGATTGGTGAGGTTGTTGTCGTCGGGGGCGTCAGACGCAGCGCACTTATCTCACTGTCTAACCTGAATGATGACCAGATGCGTCA